TTTTTCTGTTGCAAATTTTTTTCATTTTACAGTTGATACAGATACTGCTACAAAAGGAAGTGTAAAAGGAGGAGGCGATGGCTGTTCAGTTGGACCAGTCACGTTATCAGCATAATGGCAGGATTAAGTGCATCAGGATTAAAAACACAAATTAGAAGTTATACAGAAGTTGATTCTAACGTATTGTCTGATTCTGTTTTAGAAAACATTATATTAAATGCACAATACAGAATTTTTAGAGATGTGCCTATTGATGCAGACAGAAAACAACAATCAGGTAATTTAGTTCCAGGACAAGAAACAATTAACTGTCCAGCTGGAGCTGTGTTTATAAGAGGCATACAAGTCTATGATTCAAGCGCCGTGCTTACTGGATCAAATACATGGTTAGAGAAAAAAGACGTAACATATTTACAAGAATATCAACCCATTACAGGTACCTCTGCAGCACAAGGTAAACCAAAATATTACGCTATGTTTGGTGGTGCTACAGGTGAGGCTGACACTAATTCAGGGCGTATCTTCTTGGCTCCTACCCCTAATACTAATTATAAATTTCGAGTGCACTATAACGTGGCTCCAGCTCTTTTAGAAGATAACGATACCAACTACATTAGCTTAAACTTCCCTAATGGCCTATTATATTGCTGTTTAGCAGAGACTTATGGCTTCTTGAAAGGTCCAGCAGATATGTTGACATTATACGAGCAAAAGTATAAACAAGAAGTACAGAAGTTTGCTAACGAGCAAGTTGGAAGACGAAGAAGAGATGACTATACAGATGGTACAGTCAGAATCCCAATAACCTCAGCAAACCCATAGGAGATAAAAAATGGCAATTACATCGGCAATTTGTACAAGTTTTAAAGTAGAGCTTTTAAAAGGAGTTCACAATTTTACAGCAACAACAGGTGATACTTTTAAAATTGCCTTATACGACAGTGATGCAACATTAGGCGCATCAACAACTGCATTTTCAACATCAGAAGAAATTACAAATACATCGGGAACTGCATACACTTCCGGTGGCGCTACATTAACGAGCGTAACTCCAGTTGCTTCAAGCACAACTGCAGTTTGTGATTTTGCAGATGTAAGTTTTTCATCAGCTTCTTTTACAGCTAACGGTGCATTAATTTACAACTCATCTGATTCAAACGCAGCTGTTTGTGCAATCGCTTTTGGATCTGACAAAACAGCGACTAACGGAACTTTTACAATTCAGTTTCCTACAGCAGACGCAACAAACGCAATCATAAGATTAGCATAGGAGGACCACTATGTCGGTTCAATCAGGATGGGGTCGATTCACCTGGGGCCGAGCTTATTGGAACGCTGATACTATTCTTGCAACAGGATGGGGTGCTAAAGCTTGGAATGATGGTGAGTGGGGAAATCTAGCAGACGAAACAGTTTCATTAACAGGTATTGCAACCACATCTTCATTAGGTACAGTAAATCTTATTGGAACAGCAGTTGTTGAACCAACAGGTGTTTCATCTACAGTTTCAGTTGGTTCCATTTCTCCAGTTATACCAAAAACAGTAGAAGTTGGTGGCGTATCTTTTCAATCATCCGTAAATTCAATTACGAATGTTATAAATGTATCTTTTGATGTATCTGGATTATCATCAACATCGGCAAATGGTGTAATAGATCCTGCAGATCAAATTATGGGTTTAACAGGACAAGAGTCTACTGTTGGTCAAGGAACAGCAGTTGCACCAAACGAGGACGTATCACCAACAGGACAAGCCATAACTTCATCACAAGGAACTGCTTTGGGTGTAACTTCGCACGAAGCAGATTTAACAGGTTTTGCAATAACAACAGGAATAGGTTCTGTGGTTGTACCAAACGATGCAGCTATTTTAACAGGTCAAGAAATAGAAACTACTTTAGGTTCATTAATAGGACTAGGTTCTTCTGTAACAACTTTAACTGGTTTAGCTATAACTGGTTCAACAGGTAGCTTTACAATCGCTGATGTTATGGGATTAACTGGTGTTTCTGCCACGGCCTCTGTGGGCACAGTAGATCCAAAAGATCAAGTTGTTGGATTAACTGGACAATCAGCTACAGTTAGTGTAGGAGCAGTAAATGTTACTGCATTAGCTAATATTGACACGGGCAGCAACACGTCGTATAGTGATATTTCAACGGGTTCGAATACTTCATATTCGGATGTTGCAACTGGCTCAAATACAAGCTATAACGACGTAACAGGAGAAGCAGCTTAATATGGCATCGACATTTACACCCCTAGGTATTGAACTCCAGGCAACTGGTGAAAACGCTGGAACTTGGGGAACAAAAACAAATACAAATTTACAGATTGTAGAACAGATATCTGGTGGTTTTACTACGCAAGCAGTATCTGATTCAGGTGATACAACTTTATCTGTATCTGACGGATCAACCGGTGCAACTCTTTCTCATAGAATTATTGAATTTACAGGATCACTTACAGCTAGCAGAAACGTAACAATTCCGCTTGATGTACAAAACTTTTACATTCTTAAAAACTCAACTTCAGGTTCTCAAAACGTAGTATTTAAATATGTGTCTGGAACTGACTCTGGTATTACTATTACAAATGGTAAAACAGTTTTAGTTTATGCAAAAGCAGATGATGGCACTAATCCAGGTATTGATTCTGTTGCATTAGCAAGTGATCTTGTTGATGATACATCACCACAACTAGGTGGTAATTTAGATACTAATTCTTTTATGATAGACTTTGATACCTCTCACGGTATTAGAGATGAAAACGGAAACGAACAATTATTTTTTAGCACAACATCTTCAGCTGTAAATTACGTAAATGTTACAAACGCTGCTACAGGCGGAGATCCAAAAGTGGCTGCAGCAGGTGATGACTCAAACGTTGATTTAGCCATAGCACCAAAAGGATCTGGTGAAGTGGTAGTTGGTACAGGATCAGCTGATGCAACAATAACTTCAAGTGGTGCATACAATTTAATTTTAGACACAAACTCAGGCACAAACTCTGGTAATATTACGATTACAGATGCTGCAAACGGAAATATTATAGCAACACCAAACGGAACAGGTCTTGTAGAAATTGGTGGTAATACTA